CGCCTGTAGAAAACCCGTGACCTACGGCATAAACAATAACCGGAGTGACTCCCACAAGAGTTACACCAGCGACAGTACGGGCCGAATTCTCGAAGTCCCGCTGTGTCATAAATTGTGCTACATCTTCTACTGTACAATATGCCATCTCGTTACCTCAATGGTAGTCTGGTCTGAAACCAAGCCTTGATGTTGACGTTATCAAAATATGATGCAGCAGCAGGCCCGAAAAACACTTCTATCCAAAATCCGTCAGTCGTGCCGTCAATATCTACGTCAATGTTACCTTCTCTGAGCCTGTATACTCTATCCGCTACTGTATCCCCTACAGGAAGTTCTAGGCTCGCCGACATAGTAACAGTACATTTCTTGCTACCGTTGACTTCCAAAATATAGAAATATTCATAAAACCAAGCGGAAGCGTTTGTAGTTAAAAACGTCGTATCTACGGTAGTTAGTGTCAGTACAGGCGCGTCATTGACTTGCTCAAAACCGACGTTGTAAACGTCTATATCAGACAAGTTTAAGTCTGTTGTTGAGAGAGTAATAGAGCCTAAATACCAACTAGAAGTTACATAGGCGTTTTCGAAGCCGTGAATAGTGTTACCTTGTGCATCTGTAGTCGAGTTATCGGTAGTCAATGTGTCTATGGTTATGTCTTCAGTTGCGCCCGGTGTTCTAGTTTGCGAGTTTCTATCTACAGCCGTACCAGTAACAGTCAGCGTGCCGTTTACATCTGCACCAGCATTGACCACAAACAACAATTTACTTAATCCAGAAGACACAACCTGCGGAGAACCGTTAGAAACTGCGCCACCAGTTAAAGCAGCCTCAAATGCACCGTGTATCTGATGATTGAAGTTTCTGGAGGGCTGTTCTTCGTATACACTGAAAAGAATACTCTCGTTTACGTAAGTATAGGCGGGTATAATGATATTTACCTGTATAATCCCGTCAGAAGCATCACTTATCAGAACTTCGCCTACTTTAACAAGTATTGCATCTGACGTTACATCATAAGTTGGCTTGACATTAGTCAATCCGCCCGGAGTAGTTGGGTCTGCCCAAAGGGTATCACCTTCGCTGAACATTGAAGTGTTCAAGTCACGTACTAAGCCTCTGGTAGTGACTTTGCCTTTTCCTACAGTACCGCTACCGTCATCGTCGGCAATGTTATGAGTTGCAAGACCAATTCCAAGACCTGTAGCAACGTCTGATACATCACAAAGGCCTACAGTCGGCAAACCGAAGTCTGCGCCTGTAATTCTTACAAGCTCACCATTGTCAATTTGAGCGCCAGAATCGTTCAGTACGTTTTGATACCCCTCTTGTCCGACTTGCAGCGTTACGCCGTCAATGTCGGTCATGATGTTTACAGTACCCTCATCAGGGTCGTAGTACATCAAGCCTTCTTGATGTGCGCCGGGAGTGTATAGTGTACTAAATGGTATTGATTGAAAGGTGCTAGGTAGTCCACTACCAGCAGGAGATATTAGCCCTTGTCCCATAGTCTCACCTATCCTAACAGAATCGTACCTTCAATGTCGCCGGGAGTACCGACCACGCCCGATTCCTTGAATACAACTTTAAGTCGCTCTACGGTCTTGTCAATCTCAATCGGGCCGTAGATAAACTTCTCCTGAGTCGCCCCAACTGACGTGTAAATCAATTCTTCACGTTGTACGTTGTTTGCAGTGTCAGCGCCAGCAGCAGGGACGTTTGCAGACTTGGCTACTGTTTGATACCAGTGGTCGCCAGACGTTTCAGGACTTGTCAGAATGTCGAATGTAACCGCACCACCGGCAGCACCACGGGTATACGCAAGATACAGGCTTACATATTCTGTATCAGGCGTTTGAATTTCTTCACTGTCAACTTCAGCACCAGCAGCCGGAAGTGTCTGCGCGGCAATGAGTACTTGGTGTCTGGTTTGATATTGATTAGTTTCCATTTACTGCCTCCTAACATTAGGGGAGGCACAAGCCTCCCCATTATGTCATGCCTATTCAGGCTTGTGACCCTTGTGAGATGGGCCTGATGGTACACCGTAAGGAAGGGACGTAATTGTCGGTGGTGGGTCTATTGCGGCGGGTGTCTCTTGAATATGTTGCGCTAGAGCTAAAGCCTCAGACAGCGTAGCGTTGTTCTCTAACGCAATCTGCAATTCCTTCTCTTTAGCCATTACACGTTTCTGCATAGCTACCACGACGTTTTCGGTATTAGCTAACGCCTCTTCTTGTTGCGCGATAGTTTCTCTCAGAGCGTCGATGGTTTTCTTATCTTCGCCCTCACCTTCCGCCTCGGCAGCAAGAGCTTCTTCTAACTCTGCCACCTTTGTTTCGAGTACCTCTTTTTCTTTCTGAAGTATCCGAATTCTGCCTTCCAGTTCAACTTTAGTTGCCATCTGTCACCCCCTAAGTGGGTCGGGCGATGGTGATACCGTTGTCACCGACTTCAGCCTCGGCGGTGTCACTTGCCCAATTACCAAGCCATTCGTCAGCAGCACCGGGCCGATACCCACCAGCAATGGAGTAGTCACCGGTGAAGGTGTTGCCCCATACAATGTTGTCATCGCCGGGGTTAGCGACAATAGACGTTTGCAAGATGAGTGTGGCGGAGTACGCATAACCGACAGCTTGGAACATGTTGTTCACGAACATCGAGCCGTTGGAGGGCCACTCACAATGATTGTCGTTATCGTAGAACATGCAATCCTTGATAACGTTTCGGTACGGAATAGCCAGAGGCGTAGTCCCGACCTTCATACCGGAGGCAGTACCTCCAGCATTGTGCCAGAGTGAGAAGGTACAACCAGTGACCCACACGTCGTAAGCACCGTGAGAGGCGATACCAGTCAAACCAGTAGTCAGCCCGTCGAAGTAACAGTCCTTAATGTGAGTACGGATGGCGATGTCATTCGCGCCTGAGTCAGTGTGTCGAATCTCAACACAAGCGGCAGACGCTTGGCCCATAAACCGGAAGTTCTCAACAGACCAACCAACCGCACGAAGGTCGAGGGCAATTTCATCAGCCGCAGCCGACTGCCACTGACAAGCGTAGCGAGTGTTGCCAAGACCGACGATTGAAACGTAGTTCGGCCCTGTCGCATAGTCCGGTGTAACAACCGATTCCGCATAAGAACCGGGCGCAACGTAGATAACGTCGCCGTTGTTGGACACCTTGTTTACCGCAGCCTGAATGGTCGCAAGAGGATAATCGGGGTCAGTGCCGTCGTTACTGTCGTTTGCCAAGCTGTGATTGGTATCTACATAGTAGGCAACCGCAGTCGGTGCAATACGCAGTCCTTCCGGCACATCTGCCCCTTCTACCCCCATCTGACCCGGATAGAAGGCCGGGTTTTTAATGATTGGAGGAAATTTGTTCATTAGCTTACCTCTTTTATGTCAGGGTTACTGTGAGGCGACCACATAGGAGGCACTTCAGGGCCGGGTGGTGTGACTTCAGCTTCTAGCCATCGCTTGCGCTGTTCTACAAAGCGTTTCACGTCTTCCGGCTTTGCCGCAGATGTGTCAAACATCGTTTCCATTGTTTCTGGGTCAAACCCAAGCAGTACCGCATGTGCGTCTGAGCCGGGTTCAATGTAGTCAGGATTCTGCCCACCCTTGATAAAGCCCGGAAATTGTGCAAGGTTCTCAGGATGCACGGCAGGGTCTTCTGCAACTGCAATCTTCTCGGCCAGTGAAGCTTCACCAGCCACGATGTTTTCTGCGGGTACAACCACTGTGGGCTTGGTTGTTGTTGGTTTCTTTCTTGATACTACTCTCTTCTTTGCCATTCTATGTGGCCTCCTTACGATTGTTAGTTATTAACCAGTTGTGCCGGAGCTATAGTAAGCCCCACGATAGTCCGTCAAACCCGCATACGTCGAGTCTGCCCAACCACCCCAAATGTCAGCTACCTTCAGTGGAATGTTGCCACTGTCGAAGTCGCCAAGACCGGGAACGAGTGCGCCAGTACGACCGAAGCCACTGAACACCATTTGGTCAGGAGCCTTCTGGAGAACCAACGGGCCGGGACGACCTTGCAGACGTACCAACGTCACAGGGCGAATACCGGATTGATTCGGGTTGCTGAACAGATACCACGGGAGTTTCGGCGCAGTACCAGTCATGTACGGGTCGACGATGATGTTAAGCGGCGGTAACACGTTCAAGGCGTTGGTTGCGTTCTCCGCGACTTGTTGTGATTGCAGGATTTGGCGTGCTGTCAGTTCAAGGCCGCGATGGATAACCAAGTTCACCGGAGAGGTTTCAATTGGTTCACCACGAGCGTCCAGCCGTTGTGTAAATGCGTGCCAAGCAACCATCAGGGCGTTTGTGGAAAGTCGTGCGGTCGTACTGTACAACGCACCAAGAGCTTGCAGCCCTGCGATAGTGGTTGTATTGAAGTACAGCCGGGAAACGAACTTCTCAACACTACGTCGGGCCGCATCACCCATCAATGTAGCAAAGTCGGTGAAGTAACCCAAGTCATCATTGACGATGGCTTCCATCTCGAAATCGAAGCCTTTCTCCCAACGGTAGACCCGATATTCACGCTTCGCAGCATCAGGGATGTATCCAGCCTTTGGAGCAGCCTTCGGTCGAACCAGTTCCAAGTCATCCAAACCGGCTTGCCGCTGATAGCGGGTCACGGTGAGGAAGTTGGGAACGGTATCATTGAAAACCAACGGCTGATAGTTGAAGACTTTGCGTTCATATGCAGGCCACAGGGCGCGGTCAACAAACTCGCCCAACGCATTGGGGAAGTCTGCGGTTGTCATCGCCTCTGACAGTTTGTCAAGGGTCAGTTTACCAGCGCGAGGATTACGAATTGCAGAGATAGAACCGTCAATAGCCGTATACGCTTCCTTATACTCACTTTCTTTTTCAGGAACGTTGGCGATTGCCACTTCCATCAGACATTCAATAACTTGTCTCATTTTATCCTCCCTATGCCTGTACGATTACAACGTCTTCATGAGTGGAGGCCACACCCGCCGTACCCAATGGGTAGGGGTCTGTGTCGCCACGGAACGGGTCGGGAATCTCTGTTTGCGACCAAGCGCACCAGCCGAACAGTGTGTTAGCTGCACCTGCGTTATCCAAAGGAGACAAGGACAGATACACACCAGCAGGCATGGTAGCCGAAGGGTCGTAGTAGACAGGAGTTCCGAAGTTAAGTTGCCCCCAAGTCGCTTCAACGGCAGCCGCGTAGGTCAAAACGTTGCGAACTTGGTGGTAGTAACAAGCACCTTTGGCAATGTTAATCACCGCAACACTTGTCGCTGCGTCAAGGGTGACAATCGTACCAGTTAAGGACGAGCCGTCCACACCAAGAACGCAGGCCGGTTTGTGTTCAGTAACCGTAGGAGTAGCATCCTCCAAGCGGTCGTATGGTACTTCAATGGGGACATGAGGCCCAAGTGAGGCTTCATAGCCGACTTGTTCGTCGCGTGCCATTATTCACCTTCCTTCTTTTCGTTTAATACACCAAAACGGGCCAGAACTGCATCGGTGTCTTTGTTGCGCTCTTCGATGGATTTCTCCTCGACTTCGCCTTCTTCTCCACCTTCATCAGCCGGGTCATCTTGGTAGGACTCGCCCATCCCGACAACCTTTCCGCCCGGAGCAAGCGATTTCGCGTACTCGATTTCTTGTTCAACCAGCAAGTCAACCACCTTCTGAATGTCCGCGCCTTCTTCGAAGCCTCGCTCTTCAATTTCCGCAGTGATACGGGCCGTCAGAGCTTCGGGCAGTGATTCGGCGTACTTTTCTTTCAGGTAGTCGGTTGCGGTCGAAATTTGCGTTTGAGCTTCGCCTTCAGCAATCTGAGCTTCGAGGGCTTCGAGTTCTGCCTCTTTCTCTTTCAATGCTTCTTGCAGCTCTTCAACAGTTTTCGTCATTTGAGTTGCCTCCGACTCTAAATTTTGGTACTGCTCTTTTAATTCCTTGTGTTCGTCTTTCTCGCCAAACACTTTGCTCTTTTCTTCTTGACGAATGTGTTCAATCAAATCAGGCCGATGTTCTACTAACATATCAAACGTCAGCATGTCGATGTCACCAGCATTTGCCATAGATTCGGCAAGAGCTAAAACTCTACCACCCGCACCGGCCTTCGACACAAAGTCTACAGCCTTGACTTTCTTTACATCTTCTACCAACTTTGCGGGGTTGCCGTTCACTGTACCGCGCTTAACTGCACCAGTAGCCAAAATGGAAGTGTGCATTGTGTGGAGCAAGTTTTGCTCTCGCAAGGTTCTGAGTTTATCCCAAAAATCCTTGACGTGAACGGCGATTCTGGCGACAGGCGCACCAGAAGGTAAGAAACGTTTTCCAGCCTCCACGATTGTAGCGACACGGTTTCTTTCATTATGTTCGCCGTTTACGTGGTCGGTCGTGAACATTTTAGCGCCTTCAAACTTCGAGGCGTTTGACTTCCAGAATTTTCGTGAGTAGTAATGATTGTCACGCTTGTTACCGAAACCCGGTTCGCCTAGTGCAATGTCAGCATACATCGCTTCGGCTAATTCTTCTTCGGTCATTGACTCTTCTAGCGTAACATCTGGAAAGTCAATATCAAATTCCCAATGCTCTCCCACAATGGAGTGCTTTTCACGGGAATCTTCGTCATTCTCAACAAGAACTGGCTGCATCTCTACTCTGCGCCAAGCGTTTCTTGCATCGAATGTAACTTCGCCCTTATTGTTGATAATATAGTTCACACGGAACTTGTCAGCCCCTACAGCAGCAATCAGGTAGCCTTCACTGTCGTAGATAGACCTTGCCCACGGTAAATCCTCATAAGGGATTCTACCACGGGCTTCCGTACCAATTTCAGGACGAAATTCCTTTCTGAAGGCAGTTCGGACTCGACGTAAACGTGAGTCCGTATCTTCCGCCTCTGAGATTTCATCTTCTGCGTTCTCTTTGGCGTGTTTTATTTTGTTGATTTCAGCTTCACGGGCTTCTGCTGCCTTCTTTGCAGAATCCGCGTCTTTGTACTTTTCCCCTTCGCCAAAGGGGAATTCACCGAGTCTCTTTTTACCATCTTTGCTGTAGAGACAAACTTTGCTACCTTCGGTTTTAATCATCTCGTACTCCTTCGCATACTTTCAGTAGCTACTCTCCCCGCCACAACAAAGGGCAGGTTTTACGACGGCGGAAAAATGGAACTTTCTTCGGGTCAAATTCCCACACGTGAACACAACCGATGTGAGGAGGCCATTTAGAATCTAACGCCTCTTGAATTGTAACCCTACCCCTATTCAACCAACCTTGACAAATCTTTTCGGCTGCGGGGTCTTTACCAAGTAGAATCGCAGAACCTTCAGCCTCTCCGATATTGTCTCTATTCCTGCTAAAGAACTCTTCGGATATAAAGTGTCTCGTCGAGCCTACTGTCCAAGTGGCTACTTGCTCACCCTTCCAATCTGCCCTTGCTGATTCCCAACCTTTGATTAGTTTCGAGACTTCTGAAGGCTTTGCGTTCACTCCTGCCTTCTGAATCACTCCGATAAGTTCATAGTTTCGAGTATTCAAGATACTCTCGGCATCGGTCTGCGATTCTGATAGAAGTATATCATGAATACCTCTGTTAGTCAATCTAGCCTTTTGTTTGCGACATCCTAGACGGCTCAAAAGGTTGTCTATCTGACTCTCAGCGACCCGTAGACGCTCTTTTAGGATAGCATCGGCTATTCTTACCCCATCCACCTTTTTTGTCCACCTGTGGGCGCGATAGATGCCCCTCTGGACACGATTTAGGGTAGTCAATCGGGCTGCAACATCACGCCTTTGTTCTTTTATCAAAGATTCACGTGAAATAATTTGCATAGCGTTCAAATTTGAGCTTATTTGGACGACACATCTGTAACTGCGGTAACATCAGTTAGTTTGCCGTACAAGACTTTAACTTTTCTGTTGCCTTTACTGTACACGGCACTTGTGGGCTTCCACAGCCCTCTTTGAAACCCCTGACCTTCCAGATGTTTAGAAATCTTCGCCAATTGGTTTCCAGAAGTACCAACGCTGTAGTTATCTTTACCCCATTTATCTGGCTTCGAACCTATGAGCTTGCCTATTGAAGACATCACTGATTTCGATGTTGGGGTTTTCGCATCTTTCTTCAATTGCTTTTGGGTGGACGAAATTGCAGCAGAGGCTTTCCTCCGTTGCTCAAGCGACGGTATCCACCTTTTCTTAGAAGCGGCACTAGTACCTCTACCCCTTGCCCCTGTAGCCCTAGCACTCTTGGAAGGCTTGCCTTCAGGCGCTCGTCCTCCACCCTTACCATGTGAAGCTTGGTTGTGCTTTCCGGGCATGTGTTCTGCTAATGGAGTTGCTTTCTTTAGTCCTGACATTATATAAACCTCCTATGATTAAGATACAGTAGGCCGATTAGCCAATTGCACGCTTGCGCCTCGTTTGATTGTATAGTACACCGTCCTCCCACAAGAAGCATAACTTTGCGCTGGATTGGGTGATACGTTACGCTGGTAGGTTGTCGGGTTACTTCTGACGCTACTCTGAGCAGGTCTGACAGATTGTACTGCATATTGCCTCTCCCAAGTTCTGATAATGTCCAGTGACAGAAGATAGAATACGGGCAGGATTACCGATAACATACAAAGGATAGTAAAATCGCTCATTACCACTCCTGTTTCGGGCCAGCATAACCAGCATCATTTAGAGCAGCCCTCAATGAGCCATAGTCTTTGTTACCATCTGAGCGATGATACCGACCGCCAGTTACATTGATACTTCCACCATCTACTCTGTAGCGTATCACAACTTTGGACGTTCTACCTTGATGATTCTTGAATTCTGCGCCGTAGTACGTGGTAGTAGTCATAGGCTTGCCGTTCATGTCCGTAATGGAGTGGCCTCTTGTGACTGTAGCAATGTGTCCGTTACGTAACTTGAAGTATTGCTTACTGCCCTTTCTGTTGTCCTTTACCATTGTCTTACCAAGATGAACGCCAACATTTTGGTCGCCACCCGGCAAGTTACCACCGATTCTACCTTTAGGAACTTGGGTGGTTTTCAGTCTAGCCCCACCTTTTCTACCGTGGGAAGCCTGATTGTGCTTGCCACTTAAATGTTCTCTCAAGGGAGTTTTGTTCAATCCTCTCATTCCACTCATTTCATTGCCTCCGTAAGATTCATCGACGCTACAGATACTTGGTCGTCATGGTGTAGCGGGTTATACGTTTGGTTACAATTCAAGCAGTGTCGTACACCATGAGACTCAATCAGACGATGTTCAACACCGCACATG